ACTACCTGAAAATCTTTGAAGAAAGGTCTTTTTAATTTGTATATTGATTGCCAAGTCGTAATTGTAACAGGATATTCATTTGTCTTTTCCTTACCCGCATAGATTCGATGACAATAATTTTCTGCGTCCCAACCATAGTCCTGAAAGTCTTTGAACATCTGTTCAACTAAAGATGTGGTTGGAACAACTAAAAGTATCTTTTTATTTTTTTCTGCATAGTATCTAACAACAGCATAGATCATTAGAGACTTACCTGATGCTGTAGGTGATATTAATAATTTACGATTATATCTCAGTGCATCATAAACTGCATCTATCTGGTAATTTCTTGGTTTATGTTTTGAGATACGAGTCATATAGTCCTTGACTCCTTCTCGACTTATAATTTCATTCTCCTCAAAGGGTGCACCATAAAACTGATTATTTTCAAACTCTAAACTGTATTCTGATTTCTTTGCCCATGAAACAATCTTATCAACAAGACCGCCATATATCTCACCAGTGGCTGGAGAATACAAACGTATTTTACCATCCCAATACTTACTACGATATTGTGGCATGAACTTTGCACCAGGTACATCAAATGTAAAAAGATCTGATAGTTCCTGATTAATATGTGGTTCTGCTTTAACAGTCACATATACTTCATTCTTCTTTTTGATGATAATGTCAGTCACTGTAACCTCGAATAAACTTTTGCCACTCAATGGCATTTTTTATTTGATAAGTTCGATTAGTAATACTCTTTAAAATACTATCCAAATAATTTAACATTACTTGGTAGTAATCTATTTTGCTTTGAATTTTAATCAAGTCATCATCAGAACCCAGATACATATCCATATCTTGTCTTATGACTTTGTGATCAAAAGGTTTATCTATGTATATCTCTGGATCTGCTTTTCCAGTATAATATAACCATTTTTCTTTTTTTGCTTGTTTTAATTTAATCTCTTCTACCTTTTTAAGAAGAGTTAAATTGTTATAAATTTTATAATATTTGGCATGTAAGGATGGAATTTTCGTAGACTCTACGTGTAATTCATCTTGGTCTAGTTTTGAATCTTCATCCCATAATGCTTGAATTTCATCAAGATTCATAAATTAAGTCATAACTTCTATATTGTATATAGAATACTTAAAAGTGACTGTGGCCGTGACATAATTAATATCTCCTGCAGTTGCATCAAACTCAATAGTAGATAATGAAACTGGAAATACATCTTTAAAATGAACCTTTGATATTTCATTAAAATTGCTATTGTAAATAATTAAAGTTCCATCAGAATATTCATTTAATGCATTTTTTGCACCTACCTCTGGTGTATATTCATCTCCTCTTTTTAGATCAATAAATTGTTGAATACTTTCTGGAAAACCAAGTCCTTTCAACCAATTATGAACTTGCATATAGTTTTCCAAAATTTCATCTACAAAAAATGTAAGGTTAAAATCTTCGTAAGTTAACTTATCACCAGCAACAGGAATATTTTTTAAGTATGTAGGTTGCTCTGCAAATCCAAGATTGATGCCTGGTATATTTGCTGAGTTAGAAAAGAAATCTGCTTTTGGTGCTTTTGTAATTACAAATTTAAAACCGACTGGAGATAGATAGTTTCTATTATCCAGTTGATTATTCCACGGTTCGTTTCTCATTTTTTCTTCTTAACGCAGTTTGGATATCTCTTTCCGAACATTGTTTTCATACCTTTCTTCTCATAACCTGGCCAACACTTTTCTTGAAACTGTTGAAATGACACTTGTTCATACTTATTTCTACCAGAAGGTGATGGTTGTGTGCTGTCAAAATGAGGGTTATTTTTAGCAGCGTCAGATTGTTTGTCTCTCTTCTTCTTTAACATCTTTGCTTTTCTATCAAGAAAATCTTTCATCGCACCACTTGCTTTACCAGATCCTTTATATAATCCGTAAGACATTCCTTCTTTAGTAAACTTCATACCTTTAGTTGCTTTATCCTTAAGTGCCTGACGTTTCTTAGGATCCATATTCTTTTCATAGTCTGCTAATTTTTTAGCATAATCAGGATTATCCATTTTCTTGATTTGCTTTAAATCTTTTTTGTCAGGGCCCATATATGCACCTTCTTTTTGAAGTTTATCAGCTGCTTTCATAATACCAGAGTGTCTCTTATTAATTTTTTCTACATTTTTTGGACTATCAGGATCTCCACCTGTCTCTGTTCCACCACTCATTCCGTGTTTTATAGATCTAGTTGCCAAATCAGTAGATGCTTTTTTAATATAATTACCTAAAGTTTTTTTGCTAACTTCATCAAGTGCTTGAACTGCCTGTTGAACTGATGTATTAATTTCTACTTCTTCCTTCTTGCTATTACCCCAGTTTGCAGCACCTACTTTACGACACTTAACTAATGCACCTGATGCATATGCAGATGGCCATACAGAATATCTTGACTTGACTTTATGATAACAGGCATCTTTTGTACCACTGCCTTTACCTTTTTTATCCTTAACTTCGTTAAGTTCGATTTCTTCTTTCATTTTCTTTTTAGGTTTGTCAGTTGAAACATAAGTTGGTTTTGCAGCACCAGTTTTTGATTGTTGACCAGGATCTGCTTTTTTCTTACGACGTGCAGCAGATAATCTTTCTGCCTTTGTCATACTTGCTCTCTTAGAAGATGAAACACATTTTGGTGTTCCTTCACCAGGTTCGTCACTTGCACAAGTTCCACCTGTGACTACGTTAACCCAACCACCTTTTCCGTCTTTGGATTTCGAACCCTTAAACCATTTATGAAGAGAACCTTCAGACATATCTTTAGGTTTCTTTCCCTTCTTCTTCATATTTATTGCAATTGCAGCTTGTTGTGCTGGATTTGCTGCTTCTTTTTTCATATCTTTACTATCAAGATAATCTGCAGCAGTATCTAAGTAATCAGATGCCTTGGTTATCTTTGATTGTACCCACGCTTTAAAATTATCTTTCTTTCGTGAATGCTTTTCGATACGTTTAGATGCTCTACCTGCAGTTTTTAATTGACTACGAATCATCTCAGGTTCATGATCACCATGTTTTTCCTCATTCATTTTCTTAGTCTTTTTCTTCATTGAGTTAATATACTTACGGTAAACGGCCGCTTCAGAGGTTTTACCCATCTCTCTCGCCCTTTGTTCCATAGCAACAGCCGCTTGAATTTTATGAGCATGCGATCTTGATGAATTCCTTATCTTTGATACAGACGCTTTTGCTTTAGCAACGTCCTTGAAACCAAGTCCATGAATAGTTCCTTTAGGATCTTCATCAGTATATAAGTCAGAGTGTTTTTTAGATTTTGCTGGTTGTCCTTTCTTTCTTGGAATACGAGGATTTGATGTTTCGTAAACTACCGATTCCCCGACCCCGCCTGAGCCATTACCACCACCATTACCACCAGAACCACCGTTACCATTTCCAGAACCATTCCCGCCGTTCCCATTTCCGTTAGAACTTCCGTTACCATTGCCGTTACCGTTACCATTTCCACTATCAGAACGATTATCTCCTCTTGCAAGATATCCACGAGCACCTATGTGATACCCACGAGGAATCTTCTTACATTTCTTATCTGTAAAACAGTAATATTTGCCTGGCGGACACTTCTTAGCCATGAATGAATTGTATCTTCAAGTATATTTATACTTTTATTGTAGTCTTTGATAACTTAAAGACTGTAGACGCCGTGGATGTCGGAGTCACACGAAGTCTTAAGTTACCACCACTAATATCAGCACTAAATGTTGCAAGTGATTCTCCTGTTCGTATCGTTCCATATTCACTTAGAAATGCTTGAGTACCATCATGAATTACATTGATGGTTGTCATATGATATTGAGTTCCTCTTGTAACTTGAACTTGGAAAGTTGCAGAACGATTGACTGTTGCAGAAACACTAGAGATTGTATCTGCACTTGTAGATGTAGCTGTTAGAGTGTCACTTGAAAGTGTGACAATGCCTGGGTCTCCAAGATCCACACCAGCAGATGCGGTCATGATACCAGTTACAGAGATATCATTCTGGTCTAGAGATGTAATCGTTCCAGCAACAGATAAGTTACCACTAATGATAGCATCAACAGCGTTTACATTTGTAACTGTAACACTTGGAGAACCTGTTAAACCTTGAGCACTGACTGCCAGTGTGGCGTTTGATGCGGTTCCTGTTAAGTCACCAGTTACGTCACCAGTTAAATCACCAATAAATGTTGTTGCAGTTGTAGTTCCAGATACGTTTACATTTTGTAGGAAGGTTGCATTTGTATTAGTTCTGATATTTTCAGTCGCTGCAATACCAGTTAAGTTTGCACCAGATATCGCTGGTAGTGTAGATGGGAATCTTGCATCTGGTATTGTCCCAGAACTTAAGTTTGATGCATTTAAAGAGGATCCAGTAATAAAACCAGCACCATTAGGTAAGTTGATTATTATTAGTTGGTATGGTTGGTGTGTTTGAAAAATTATTATAATTCAAATAATGTGATGCAGCTTGACCACCTAGTTGAGTTGCGTTTGAAGCAGTTCCCGTTAAGTCACCCGTAAAGCCACCCACAAAACTTGATGCAGTGATGATACCAGATGTATTAACAGATACAGTAGTTCCAATTCCAACAGACTTCGGAGTTCCAACTGCGTCTGTAAATTCAATTTCACCTTTACTATCTTGTTTGATTGTAATTGTGTTTGCGATACCAATGACAATCTCTTCAAGACCACGAAGTTGTTTTGCAGTTGGGTCAAGAGTAATCGAACCTGTACCAATCGTTAGAATACCAGTGACTCTGGCATCTCCAGTCACAACTAAATCTTCACCATAAACTCCTGTATCTACACCAATATGAACTTTAGTTGAACTTGTGATACCTGTTGCAAATACATCACCATCTTTACTAAGTGTGATACCACTACCAACTAAAACTCCAGCTCTTGCGGTAACTATTCCGATCGAATCTACGTTCGTTACATCCTCGTATGTTAAGACACCACCAACAGTTACGTTTCCACTAAATGTTCCAGTTGCCGCATTCAGTCCGTTAATTGTAATACTTGGTGTTCCTGTTAATCCAGCAGATGTTCCTGTGATATTATCACTTGCAGTAATAAAGTTAGCACCGTTTGTGAGTTGATTGGTATTAGTGAATGAAGTTGTGATATATCCAGCACCATTTGTCAGTTGGTTATTATTTGATGGTATGGTTGGAGTGTTTGAAAAATTATCATAATCTAAGTAATATGATGCAGCCTGACTGTTTAACTTGATTGCATTACTTGAATTTACTTGTATTGCATTTCCCATGTATCCATGAGATGAACATTGATAGTGAAGAATTGTAGGTGTAGAGTCTGTAACTTCTAAATCAACATAACCTGACCCTACTGTAACTCCTGTTGTATATGCAGTCGCCTTTGCAGCATCAAGATAGAATCGAAATGGGTGACTACTATTTGAACTGTCTGACACATCGAAACGATATGTTCTACCAGGCGTAAGAGTTAAGAAAGGCGATTGAACATTATCTAAAACATATCCTTGACCACTACCTGTCCCATAGTATCTGTGTTCTCCATCTATCTTAGTTGCAACCTTAACTGTAATTGTCTTAGTTGATGAGTGTGGTGCGATCAGATGACTGAATCCTGAGAACTGTGCAGCAGTGATAATTCCAACTGTGTTAACACTTCCATTTGTTCCAATACCAGCACCGCCACTGGCGTCTCCACCTATAAACTTACCACTCGATGATTCATATTTTAGAAACTTACCATCTACCTTTGCAGAATCTTCATCAACATCATCAAGTTTTAAAAGATTAACTTCACCAGACCCTGGCCCGTGTGCAAGAACTTTATATAATATATCTCTGACTTGTTTGATTTCTGACTTGAGATTATCTACACTTGTCTCATCTGCGTTTTCAACTTCTTCTTTAATATTTGTCTCTTCAATAAATTTGATTGCCTGTGCAACAGTGTCACTTATCTTTGGTGTTTTAATCGGTTCTGGTTTGATTAAATCAACAACTTCAAATGATGGATTATCATCAGCGTCCTCCAAAGAAGATACATCAAAATCTTCAGGCACTCCAACAGTTACTGCTGGTTCTGTGATATCCTTGACTTCTTTTGGATTTTCAATTACATCTATTATCGAATCTAACTGTTCAATTAATTTTTCTTCTTTCTTCTTTTGTTTCTTTATATTTACTTTTGCTTCCTTAATTCCAGTAACCACAGTCGAAGTTAAGACATCAAGATTGATGTCTGCTTCCTTGAGAAGATTATTAAACTCCTCTTTCTTCTCTTTCTTGGCCTTTCCTAGAAGACTAAAAAATTCTGTGAGTTCTGGAGATTTCATTTATCATCTTTATTTTGATTCTTGATTAATTTTGATAACTCCGCTGTAGATCCTACAAACAGTGCATTCGTTACATTAGTAGGGCCTTTGTTTGGATCTTGTTCAAGATCTTTCATCTTCTGTTGCAAGTCAATAAGTTTATCTGTTGTATCTGCAACTGCTTTGATTGTAGTTGCAGCAACTTCATAAGCTCTTGCAGAATCAGATTCTTGTGCTAATTCTAATATACCATTTACTGCTTCTTGTCCTTTTTCAACTAAAGAATATAAATTTGCACGACTATATTCATAGTCCTTTTCAGAATCATTTGTCTCCGATTTTGCAAGTTGATTCTTTTGAGACTCTTTTTTAGGAGTTTCAACAACTTCCGTATCAACGTTAAGTGCTTCCTCGATTGAATCAAAATTTTTCATAACTCTCCTAGATGTCTATACCTTGAGATGGACTGAACTCTTTACCATCACTAAAGAATGATGACATTTCATCAAATCCAAAGTCATCACCAAATTCAATTGATGCATCATCTACCGCACTAAGAACACCAATACTTGCACCGTGTTCATGTTTTGCAGCAATTGTATTATCGTATGAGCGATACACAGTTACATTCTGACCACTGATACTTCTGATAAACATGATCTCAGTATCGATGATAATTCTTTGATTTGCGGCAAGATCAGTTGTAGCACTGACTTTAAAGGTTGTAACCTTGTCAGATATTGCACCATCAAGAACTGTTGCCTGATCATCATCATAATTTTTCTTCGCAGTTGGTGTTGCACTATACCTTTGTACTCTCTTCGCAGTCTTGATATTTGTGCTACCATAGTAATCAACATCAACTTTCTTGATAAGACCTTCTGGATTATCTGCAACTGGCCCGAATAGATATGTCTTTGCAGTAAATGCTAAAGTATAAATGATTGTTCTACGAGATTCAAAACCACCCTCATACTGGTCACTATAGTTTATACTCTCTAAAACAATTGGAATATCTTTTTTCTCGCCAATTGAATCAATTAAATTAATTGTAATGTTAAATGATGGTTGAAAGTAAGGTACAATCTGTTCTAGTATCTGTAGAGCATCATCACTTAACTTAGCCATGATACTAAGTTCAAATGAAACATTGTATGGAACGGGCATATAAACTTTCTTTGCAGTTGTTCCACCTTTTGCAAGAAAAGTCTGTGCGATTCCAGTCTTACGAGTTGGATCATACTGTATTCCCTGCATTTCAAAAGATAATCTGGGAAGAGTTATTGCAATTTCTCTTTCTAATTCTGGTTGTTGTTGAATTCTTGCCAAGAATTTTTGCATTGGGCCATAGGCCAATGGCACTTTCATGACACTAAAATTTGTTCCACTCGCATCCTTGTGTCGAATGTTAATATTATTAAAGAGAGTACCGAAACCGATAACTGTCTTTCTTAATATTTCATGATAGAAATAAGTACCTAACATATCAAAGCTTTCTAACTATTTAGAATGTTCCGAACGGATTGCCCTCAGAGAAGTCTAATATGGCATCAGCCTCTGTCTCAAAGTCTGCATTATCATTATATTGATCCGCTTTATATTGAGAATTTGGATAATCATTTGGTGTATCATAATCCACAGATTGAATTACATACTCTGCACCAGATTCAAGACCCTTGATTTTCTCACCAACTTGAAATTCCATTTTAGTTAAAATACTTACATCAAGAGTTCTAGACCCTGCATCCCATACTTTAACTCTCGCAGTCTCTGAAGAGTCTGATGATACTTGAACTGTTTCATTAAAGATATAATCACCATCTCCAATTGATGTTGCAGCACCGATTGTGATTGTTGGTGCAGATGTGTATCCACTACCAGCATTACTAATTCTGACTGCACTAATCGTTCCACCAACCATCACTGCCTCAGCAGTTGCATCTGTTCCTCCTTCTGGTGCGGTAGTAATCGCAACATTTGGTGTAGTAGTGTAACCAGAACCACCAGAGGTAATTGTAACAATACCTACCGAACCTAGAGTCGTGATGCCAGCAGTCGCTATACCAGTGCCTGGCACGGTTACAGTGGGTATTCCGATGTATCCACTGCCAGGATTGATTAAAAGAATTTTATCATGGATTTAGCGGTTCCGATACCAGAACGAGATGTCATGATTGCAACCGCAGTTGCGTCCACGCCAGGTGATGTACTGATTGAAACAGTTGGTGCAGTAAGGTATCCGTAACCATCATTCTGCAAGAATATCTGTTGAACAGCACCAAAGTTAAGAGTTGTATTTGCAGTCGCAGTAGAACCGATACCTGACAATATAAGTCTTGCAGCATATCCATCTGTCTGAACAACCTTATCAATCTTCTCAACGTTTGTATCAATAACCTCATCCTCATATTCAAAGACTTCACATGTAAGTTGATATGTGTAATTCTTTCTTAATTGGTAGTTTGGTTTTTCAAATTCAACATATTTAATTTCAAAAAGTTTACTTCCCAACGGAGAGAATAATAAATCACCTTCCCTTGGACGATTTGATATTTCATAATCGTCTTCTTGTTTTTCTAAGAATGGTGAAACTGATTCCTCAAATCTTTCTCTTGAAATTACAAATGTGGCCTCAGTTGTGACTCTGACACCAAACTTTGAAAGTATATCTCCTTGTCCAGCGTATCCATCAACATTCATCAAATATGCTTCAAGAGGAAAAGCCTGATCAAATCTTGACTCAGTTATCTCTCTCATTATTGTTCTCGATGTCATCAATTTACGAGGAATATAATGACACTCAAGGCCATACATCCTTAATTGTTCATTAATTAAGTCTTGTACTAAACCTTGTTCTCCTTGAGAACCTTGTAGAAAAAAAGGATTTAACATTATCCAATCATATCAAGTGGTGGCATTTCATAATCACTTGACATCTTAGATCTGATTTCGTCTAACTCTCTGACACCATCATCGTATATCTGACGACCATTTAACTGAATACCGCCAGGCAATTGAACACCTTGAAATTTAATTAAATTCATGCCCCACTGTTTCTTACACAATGCAGTAAAATATCTTTTTAAGAACTGATCATTGTACACTTTTGTAAAATCATCTGGATCTAAGATTCGGAAACAATCAATAACCAAATAATCACCTACGTTTACTGCAGCTCCCCAATCAATATCAATGTAAAGACGATCTTGACGAATATTAAATCTATATCTTACATTTGGATTTAATAAAAATGTAATATCTTCAAGTTTAGTCTGAACCATTGAATATTGAAGAAGATCAATTGATCCAAAGGCATATAAGTCATTTAAAAATAACTGATAACGAATATTAAATAAACCATCATAAACTGTATCCGATCTAACTTTAAATATTTGATTAACTCCTATCACAGATGGAGGCATTTGTATATAATTATTATTTTCTTCTATGTTAAAAGTTGTAGATAATCCAACAGTGGATGTTGTGGTTGTTGTTGTAATTCCTAAAGTTGAATCTCCTCCTCTCGCTTGTCCTCTATCAATATCATCCTGTGTAATTTTATATTTAAGATACATTCTTGCGATACCATCATAATGTCTCTCTTGATATATTTGGATAGCATCATCTAACAGATCTTGAAACTGTTCATCTGCAACGTTAATCTCTAAGACAGGAAAACCCAACTGTCTCTTTGCGTAATCTATTAAACCCTCTCTTGAAGTTGGTTGAGCCATTCTTCACCTCTAAGTTGAAATACCTGTTCTTACAAGCACGTTACCTTCTACTATT